GATCGGTGAAGAACTTTTTTAGTTCTTGCCTTTTCCCAGTTCACCGGCGTAGGTGACGATGCAGTCTAGTGCGGTTTCAAAGCCGCCCGGCCCGCTGGTGGCGGCTTCAAAGCGGCCATCGAGTGCGAAGGTCTTAGTGAACCATTCGATCATGTCGGCGGTGGCGTCAAAGTCTACGTTTGCCGTATTGGCCTCAGAGTCGGCGATACCTATTTTTCGCAGGCGGCCTAGTAGGCGGGTCTGCTGGGCTGCAGTTACCTTTTCTAGCGGGATAAGCATGCCCATGATCTCAGGGGTTTCAGGCATAGGGGAAATGTCAGTTAGTGGCTGGCTCATTGCGCTGTCTCCTTATTACTTGGTTACCTTAAACGGGGGGCGGTACTGGACCTGTGCAGCTCCGGAAACTGGCTTGAGCAGCGTTCCCTTAATTTCCATCTCTGCGAACTCATCCAGTTGTAGCTTGGGCAAAGAGCCTGCGAGCTGTACACGCGGGAAGTAAAACGCGCTAACTAGGTCGCCGTCTTCGACCACGATTAGCACAGCTTTTTCACTCTCACTGCCAGGCTCCAGGCCGTAGTACTTAGTGGTCGGGTCCATCTGCGAGCCAGGGAACGCGACAGCTAGTGCGCGGCCAGAGAGATTAACCGATTGGATCGTGAGCGTGTTGGTTACGCTTTCCTTTACACCGCGTACTGCTTCACGGTCCCAGGTGCGCTTGACGTTTACGTCTCCGCCATCGGTTTCGAACTCGATCATGTTTTCGCTAGAAGTGTCCCCCAGCCAGGTGAACTTCTTAGTATCTACCGTGATATCAGCGCCACCATTGAACTTGTAGCTGGTTACATCCGGAGTAGGGGCATCCACATCAGCGGTGTAGACGTGGCCACGGCCCGCGATGGTGATAGCAGCGTCAGCTAGATTGCCCGAGGTGTCATATGTAGTAGGCATAGTGATTCCTTTCAGGTCAGGGTTTAGTAGGGTTAATTGTTGTCAGGTGTAGGTACCGGGGCACGTGCAGTCACATCTACCGCAAACTGGTAGACAAAGACGTTGTCTGCTGTCTGTGCCTGCGCGGAGTGGGTGAGCGTGATTTGTGCTGGCAGGTTGATGGTCGCCAGGTGAGAAATCCACCCGTATTGGCACTGCCAGCCAGATCGCCACAGAGCTATCAGCTTCGTGTATATCCTTTGAGCCCCGTCATATGCGGTAGAGCGAGTGGCCCCTAGAAAGGCAACTGACAGGGTGAATTTAGCCCCCCATGACTCACGACCGTTAGACACAGGGACTGGGGCACTGATACTTACGACTGCTACTGGCGGGGTAGTCGCCCGTGACAAGGTGGTATCTACTGTTGTGGAAAATCCTGCGCAGGCTTTCACAGCCGCCATAGACAACCGCAAGGTATCTACCGGTAACGCATCAGTCACTTTGCGACCTTTCTAGCAGCATTAGTGAATGCAAAGATTCCAGGAACCCATGCTCCGTTAGGGGCCTGGTGACCGAACTCCTTATGCCAGGCTGTAGGATCGGATGTTCCTACAAACCGGTCAATTTTGCCGCGTCGTATATGTGTAGACGCTGCCAGCTGCGTAGAATAAGTGTGAGGTGCGATCTGAGCCAGCACCATGGCTTTCACTTTAGCCGCGTACATATCTATCGCGCCTGAGGCAGCCACCTTTTTAGCTGCAATGTAACCAATTCGCGGGCTTACAGACGCCATCACAAACTCACCCCACGTCTCCCCTTAATAGTTACTGTGAAATGTGCAGTTCTCGGGCTAGCCCCGTGAATCCGCGCTGGGCCATCCTGGTCAAACTCCCGCCCCACCATATTTGGGGGCCCGTCTTGTATAACTACTGTCGAGTACGGGCCACCAGGCCAGGTACCTGCCCCGATGACCCTATACACGTCAGCGCCTACAGTGCCTAATGCCAGATCTGAATCTGCAGACGATACCGGCTGAATCATTACGCCATCCACCTGTGATGGCGGCTCATCACCAGAAAGCTCACTGCCGAGCTCATCCACCACCACCCGGTTAGGTATCACCAAAACACTGTGCGGGCCAGACTGTAACAAACTCACGTTACCCACCTACTGTGCTGGATGGATAGGCCATGCCCGGCCACGCAAATTGAAGCCTCAAATCTGGTGGCAAAACATGTACACGATCAGTCAGATACCCGTCAGTAGAGGGACGTGAGCTCCCCCATTCTGTACCTGCCAGACGCGCATACTCGGAATCAGTTATATCTAGCAGCGGAGATGCCACAGCGAGGTTTAGATGATACTGATACTCCCCCTCGACCTCGCTCTTGTAGATCGCATCCGCCGGAGAGCGTAGAACTCTTGCTGCCGCCTCAGCCTCCACCTCAGCTACCGCAATACGCAGCACCGCATCAGCACGGGCACGACTAACAATGCTCCGATCACGCAGCAGCAGTCGCGCCTCAGCCCGAGCTAGGATCTCTGGCAGTACCTGAGTCTCTACATCAGTCAGTGCCCGACGCAGCGAAGTTTCAACATCGTATGCTGAGGCGACAGTCATCATGCTCCTTTGATTACTGGGGCTTTACGTCCGGGACCTTATCCGTGTAAACACAGAACGCATTCACATCTCGGATCACCCAGGCAAACTGGGCCTCGATCAAGTAAGCTTCCATGTTCTGCTGCCACAGCGGCACAGTTTTGTCACCATCCACTAGAGTGGCCGTGTCAGTCTGCTTGATAGTGATATCGTTGACAAACCCAACCTTGATGTTGGCGAAATCGCCACCAATCAGGCGGGTCTTCGTGTCGGCTACGGCACCGATCTTCCCAGATACCGCGCGCGTATACGTGGTCGGTAAACCAGCCAGGTTATCCATCTTTGCAGACAGATCTAGCGAGGTCTGGAACAGTGGACGGCCCTGTAGATCTACGGCCCCCATCAGCTTAGGCTTCATGCGCTGATCAGCTAAGAAACCAGTAAAGTCATAGTTTTGGTCAGCAAGCTCAACCACCTTGGAGTAGCCATCAATGATGTCAGCCCCAATACCACCAGACTTGGCATTATTGGTGCCTAACTCCATGGTGGTGGTGGACTGGGCTAGATACTCTGCGCCAGTAATCTGCGCATTCTTTAGCGCGTCCTTGCCGTGAATAACAGCCATATCGACTGCCTTAGCAATAGCCTGAGTCATCTTAGACTCAAACTCTTTCAAGTAGTTGGCCGGGTTAGCCTGACGGGCTTCCCGAGACCAGTACATGATTGCCGCAGCCTTGACCGGCTTATACGTCTTAAGCTCCAGCCCTGCCTTCACGATAGGCTTGGCTTCCCCTTCACCCACGATTCCCGCGACGATATCACCAGTGACCGTGGGGATTACATTGCCGGTAATCGCTACAGGGGTAGTCCCTGCTACACGCAGAATTGCGGATTCATACTCTACCTTCGACCAGATAGAGTCCACCATCTCTGCAGGGAGTTTCCCCGCAGTGATCGCTTCATTAACAGTAAAGCCACCTACAGCAGCAGCCATTTTCATTCTCCTTCGTTTAGTAGTTGTCTAGAGTCAGCAGAGGTTACTCACCAAAAAGTGCTCGCGCCATGCGCGTGTAATAGTCATCCGGTGCTACAGCTTGAGACGACTGAGCCGGATCACGCACTAGGACCTGAGTAGTCTGGTGAGTCACTTCCACTTCAGTTTCTTTGTCATCCTGTGCTGTAGGCTTTAGCGTTTCTGCGCGCAGATCCTGCAGCGCCGCGAGCGCTTCCTGCCATTCGTCTTCAGTGGTGCCGGTCAGAAAGCGAGCGTAGCGGTCGGGGTCTAGTCCGGCCTGCGTGAGTAGTCGGTCTTTTTTGCGTGCCTGTGTGGCGGTTGCCAGGTCGGCATTGAGTTTTTCGCGATCTGCAGTGAGAGTGTTTACCTGGTTGGTGAGGGCTTCTACTTGTGCCTTTAGGTTGTCGAGAATTTTGTTTTCATCGGTTGCCATGGGTGTTTTCCTTTCTTTTGGTCTGGGTGGTTGGGGCTAGTTTTCTTGTCGTAGCCGGGATTTTTCTTTGCTGCGTGTGCCGCGTAGGTGGTTGTCGATGGCGGTTCTTGCTTGTGCGCCTGTGAGGCCTTCGTCTGTTACTAGTTTTTTGTATAGTGCGTCGGCTTCTTTGCTGGCTTGTTTACCTGGCCATTTGTTGTATGTGTATACGGGCACTACTACGCATCGGCAGTTTGTGTGGTAGCTGTTGGGGTTCAGGCTGTCGCGGGTTTTTCCTGCGAGCTTGGCAGATTTATAGATTGGCCCGCGTGCGGCCAGCATCAGGCAAAATCCGCATGGTGGATGTGAGACTACTACTCTTGCGTATGCGAATGGTTTGCCGTAGTAGCGAGGGTTTTTATGCTCTGTCTGGTGGTTGTGTTTTAGGTCTTCTAGTTCTTCACGAGCTTGGCGTAGGCGCTGAGCTGACTGTTCTTGCTCTGCGATTGACTCGCTTAGGCTCATTTTGGGTTCGTCGGCTGTGGATACAGAGTTGCGGATAGTTTCGCGCGCCCCGCCTTCAGCGGCTCTGATGATCAACTTTTCTAGTTGCTTACGGTTTTTTTCAGCGGCCAGTGGGCCTGCCTCGCGCAGTAGAGCCTGTAGGCGCTGGTCAGATAGTGGTGGCTCTGATGGGATTACTGCATGCACATTACCCTGTCTGATTGCCTCTGCCTCCAGGTAGATAGCTGCGGCTGCCCAGGCTTGTCTGCGGGCTCTGCGTAGAGCTCGCAGTACCTGGGCCTGGTAGGCGGCCTCTAATGCCTGCCACGTTTGTATCTCTGCTGTAGATGCATTAGGCGCAGGCGTGGCAGGTAGCGTAGCAGCGGCATCACGTAAGGCTCGCAGCAGCCACCGCATAACTTGGTCTAGGAGACTACGGTACTCAGCTAGATTATCCTGCTCAGTGGACACCGCAGGCTCTCTTTCTCTAGTACGTGACTAGATCGTTTTCGGCTTTTTCTCTGGCCTTTTGCTCAGGGGTCAGCCGCATAAATTCCCTAGCAGTTTCGGCACTGATTACACCCTGTGCCTGCGCTTGTAGGGCTGAGGCGATCACTGCCGATTGGGATGGCGTGGCTGGGTCACGCCACTGCATTTCCAGTGTTTCTAGCCCCTCATATTTCTTACCCATCACGGCCAGTTGTAGGCGTGCTACTTCTTCGAGGGCGTCCCCGAAAAGCTCTTGCTTAGTTTCGGCTCTGGTGATGAGTCGCTCTTTGGCTACTCGCATGGCCTCAGCGCTAGCAGGATTGTCAGTGCTGATACCTAGCATGGAGGGCGGGATACCGGTGATAGCGCTAATTTGTTGTGCATAAAGCTTGTAGGTGCTGATGATTGGGTTGAGATCGGCGCCTGTCAGCTGGCCTACAGTTGCGCCTTGGGGGCCAGTCAGGAAACTATCGAAATACGCTTCGATTTTATTTACTCCGTTCAGCGCTTCTTTAGCTCCTTTACCTAGGATGTACCGCAGAGGCATAGACAGCATTTCTTGTGCAATCTGCAAGTTTGTCAGCGATCGGCTCGCAGCATCCGAAATGGTTACAAGCTCATCTATTTCACTGCGCCCATCTAGATCATTTAGACGCATGGCATTTATCATTGGGACAATCAATGGGCGGTCAACACCTGTCTCGATGGCGTCTACCTGGACCCACCGCCCTGCCGGTTGTAGCACCCAGTAGCTAGTCACGCCAGGCTCATAGTAGGTCGCATATTGTGCGCCTTGATACTTATACAGCCGGATACCCTCAGACACGCGTCCCATATGGTCACGCCCGATTGCTACACCTAGCCTAGTGTGCGCAGTAACGCGGGGAATATCGCCTGTGCCTGGTCCTACGATCCAGTAGCTAATTCCTTGCACTAGCGCTTCGCTGCATGCCTGCCGCACCTGTGAGTCAAGATTATTGGCCTGCCACCAGCGTCGCAGTAGAGCTGCGATTTCTTCACCCTGCGCTGTAGCCAGTATGTATCCCTCTGGGCAGAGAACTTCCGTGAGTACATCTACCGCTAGTTTAGGAAAGGGAGAAACCATTTCTAGTAGACGTACCTGCGGCGGCAGTGAAACGCCCAGCGACTCTAGGCGTACTTTCCCCTCATAAATATCTTCCAGTTTTTTTACACGCGCAGAGCTGGTTTTAGCCTGCTGTACTAGCTCGTTAAACCCCATTTTCACCCCCATTCGATAGTGGGGTCATAGCCCCATTCATCACTTGCCTTTACCGTCCTATAAACCATTCTTGCACCAACTACGCATACAGCTGCATCGATTTTTTTGGCGCTTTTAGGAGATTCCTTTTTAATTGAGAATCTTCCTCGTACTTCATTTACGCGGGCATTAGCAACGTGTTTTGCCGTGATCCAGTTCCCATCGTGTGTAAATGCTTTGGACTCAATTTCGGCTCTACACATCTCGGTAGCCTCTGCGAACTGGTACACGTGTGAACGCATATCCCAGGCGATTGGTGCTGGTTCTTTCCCGCGTGGGACTGCCCAAAATTCGAGCTGGTCACCATAGCGGTCAGGCCATGAGGATTTCACAAATGATTCCCATTCGCGCACGTCAGCCCAGAATGCGATTACATGGAACCGCTCAAATATTTCTGCTACTGCGCTATCTACTGCCGCTACGTTTACAACCCCAGTTAGCTTTTCTGGCGCCCATATACCGATGGTAAAAACGTGCCCATCACGCATGGCACAGCCTACAAGCGCGGTATGGTCATTCGACTTTGAGCCGTCGAAAAACAGCACTATGTCTTCGCCGTCAACAAGCTTTCGATCTACATCCGCGAGCGCGCCCCACTGATTGATGGAGCACCAGGCGTTTTCAGCTGCGTTAGGCTGATTGAGGTAGAATCGCCTGGCTTTTGAGGTCGGGTAATCAGTTGCCCAAATGGTGTTTTTGATCGGCTCTATATCTACCCACGGGCAGTCTTGGTACACCCATTTCAGGCCGTCGGTCAGGCTGATTTGCCCTTCCTCTGGGTCATCCGTCAGGGCCGTATTCCATGGGGCTATTACAGCGTCATACAGGATATGTTGTTTTGCTCGACTGTTTCCTTCTTGTTGTTCACACCATGTTTCAAAGGCTTTTTCTGCTGTGCTCATTGCGCCTGGCTGCCAGGCATTGCACGTTTCTAGGATTCGCGCACCAGATTTACTCGCATTTTGGATTAATGTTTCCATTAGGCCGGTGCCGCCCATGGCAGGTGTCCAGTGCTCGGTTTCGTCACCTACCGTAAATGACGTTTCTGAGCCTTCAGCGCTAGTTTCACTAGATGTGATTTGTTCTAGTTTGCCTAGATATGGTGTGTCAACGAATGTTTTGCCGACCTGTAGGCCATATTTACGGCGTAGTAGTGTCTTTTTACCCGCAAACGCACGCACCATGCGCATGGTGTTTGCTGTTTGTTTTTCACTAGTGGCGGCGATTTGTACCAGCGGCATAGTGACAGGTTTACCTAGAACTCCGCCAGGCAATCTCTTATCAAAGTCGTCTAGACGTACAGGCCCCAGTAGTTCCGCCAAAGCGAGAACTGCTGCGAATGGGCTTTTTCCTGAGCCTTTGGCTAGACGCCTGATACCACGGTTATAGATCCATCGACCGTCATTATCTATGGCGTAAAACCAGAGAATGAACCGAACTTGTCCCTCAGTGAGTCGAAACGGCTGGCCAGCTAATGGCCCGTTAGGCTGTACCAGGTGATCTGACACCCATTTGAGCACGCCCCAGCCCAGTGTTTGGGATGGAATACCAGTCGGCAGTGTGTAGATCCGTTCGCGCGGGCTTAGGTGTTGTTGATCAGCCGCTCTTGCCCAGCTAGGGTTTTCCTCCATTTGTCCAGTTCCTCCACGCCAGCGCTTTGTAGCTCCTGGGATGAAGGCTGCGATAGTTCTAGACCAGCTCTGCGCCGATCCCCCTCAGTGAACAGCAGGTCTGACAGGCCTGCCTGAATCACCTGGATTTTTCCTGCAGTGCGTTTGGGCGAGTTCATTAGCTCAGTGATTAGGTCCATGTACCAGTAGAGCATTGCCCAGTCAGTTGCCTCATAAAAGCGGGCTTGGCCACTAACTTTAGCGGCTCGCCACAGCCTCCGAGCGGTTGCATTCCAGTGCTTGTTTTCCTTTGGCACACTCATCTGGCAGTCAGTAGCTACACCAGAAGGAGCAGATGTCACAGCATCAATCTCTGCTTTTGCCCGATGCCCTCGCAGGGACTCTTTTCGGCGCGGGATTGGTCCCCGGCTACCCACACCAACCCCCTACGCATAAATATTCGCTACGTTCACCCTTATTTGCCCCCAATTTTCCCCAAAACCCGGGCGGAATCTCAGCGCCTATACGCGGAGCGGTCAAGGTGGGGTGGGGGGAGGGTGTACCCCCGGGTATATATGCGCAAATAGTATAAATATTCATCCCGCATAGCCCTGCTTTTTATGTAGCAGTCCCGGATGTATTTCAGGTTTACACCAAGAAGGCGTGCGGCGCGTTCGGCGCGTCCGCCCACCATCTCGACCGGTGCGGCGCATGTGGCATGCCTGGCACAGGGTCCGTAGGTTTGATGGGTGGTGATTAAATCCCCGCTCGATATGGTCAACCTGGTTTCCTGGCTGTCCACACATTAGGCACGTATGACCGTCACGTTCTAGCACCTGGCGGCGCACAGAAGCCCAGTTGGCGGGTAACTCATCTGCACGAGTGCGTCCGACACGATTCCATGCCACTGTGCGCTACCTCCTTAATCTCCAGTAGATGCACAAAACCCTCGCGCCTTTAGGCTCACGAGGGTTTTGTGTACAGGTGTTCTATTGGCATCAATTATGCAAACACAAAACACATCATGTCAACATCCCCGCATGAACCCGACCCTCACGCTCCACAACATCCAGTACAGGCACCCACACTCGCCTA